TGTTTCCGGCACCAGCATGACGGGCGAGGCCACCACCTCGCTCGGCTCTGGTGTCTATCAGATCACCGACGCGGCGAAAAGAGCGATCAACCCTAACGCTGCGTTGACTGTCTTAGATGGCGTCTCGACGGTTCCATCCAGCCGGTATCAGGTAGCCTACGGAACAGGGAAGGTTTACTTCCAGGACTATACGCCCGCGGGCACCATCACCGTCACTGGTGAGTACCTGACGTTAGCCCAGGCCGCGCAGGGCTTCGAGTGGACGCTCGACGTTCAACCGATGCTCGAGGAAACCCAGACCTTCGGGGACTCGTGGAAGGAGCGCACCTGCGTTATGCGCGAGGCGACGTGTTCGTTTCAGCGGTTCTACGAGGACGAGTATTTTTTCACCAACGGCACGCGCTATTTCGTGCTGGCGTGTTATCTCAACGTGAGCGGCGCGGATCGCTACCTGTTCGGCGCGATGCTGTCGAGCCAAGGCACGACCAGCGGCGTCAACGAAACCGTCAAACAGAATGTCCAGTTCTCCGCGCATGGAGTGGTGGACTACGCGGCGAGCTAAAGGAGACACATGGGAATTGCAGATAAGATCCTCGCCACGCCACTGAAGACGGCGACGGTGGAAGTCCCCGAATGGGGCGTTACGGTGGGCATCCGTGAGATCACGGCGGCCGAGCGCGTGAAGTTCGGCGAGGACGCCAAGAGGACTCCCGCGCTCGCCGTGGTGCGGCTGGTTATCGCCACGCTGACCGACGAGAACGGCGCGAAGGTGTTCGAGCCCGCGCACCAGGACGCGCTGCTGCAGAAGTCCGGCGCAGTTCTTGACCGTGTCGTTACGGAGATTCTGAAGCTCTCCGGCATGACCGAGGACACCGCCAAGGACCTCGAAAAAAACTAGAGGGCGAGCGCAGGTTCGCCTTTGCGCTCGCCGAAATCCTCCACATGCCCGTATGGCGACTACTCGACGAAATGCCGTCGTCAGAGTTCGCCGAATGGGCCGCGTACCTAAAGATCAAGAACGACGAACAAGAAAAGGCAATGCAGCAGGCAAGGGCTAAAGGCTAATGGGTGTACTGTCTAATCTCATCGTTCGGATCGGCGCGTCGACCGACGACTTCGACAAGAAGCTGAACGCCTCACTAGGCAAGATCCAGCGCTTCGGCGCGTCGATGTCGCAGGCTGGTCAGGCTCTTTCTATCGGCTTCAGCGCCCCGCTGATCGCGGCGGGCGCTGGCGCTCTCGCTGCGGCTGCGGACATGGAGAAGCTCGAAAAGGGCCTCGCCGCGACGATGAAATCGACCACGGCGGCGGGCAAGGAACTGGAGCGGCTGAAGGTTGTCTCGAAGCTCCCCGGCCTTGGCCTCCAGGAAGCGGTACAGGGTTCCATCCGGCTCCAGACCCTCGGCAGCAGCGCCGACGAATCCCGCAAGGTGATGATGGAGCTGGGGAACGCCCTAGCGACGGTTGGCGGCGGGAAAGAGGACTTCCGCGAAGTCATCCGGCAATTGTCGCAGCTTTCGGCAGTGGGCAAAGTCACCAAAGAAAATCTCGACCCTATCATCGAGCGCATCCCGCAGATCGCGGCGATCATGCGCGAGAAGTTCGGGCCGGAGTCGTTGGGCGACCCCGCGAAGACGTTCGAGCGGCTCGGGATTAGTTCGAAGCAGTTCATCGATATCATCGTCGCCGAACTCGGCAAGGGCGAACGCGCCGGCGCGACGTTTGCGAACTCGCTCGAAAACCTGAAGGAATCCGCATTCGAGACGGCGGCTGAGTTTGGAAAGTCGTTGTTGCCGTATGGCCAGCGGGTACTGAATGAGTTTCTAAATCCTGCGATTGAGAAGGCCAAGGAATTGGCCAAGGCATTTTCAGCAATGAATCCCGGAGCCCAGGACGCTGTGGTCGGAATTACGGCGCTGTCTGCTGCGCTCCCGTTGGTGCTGGTAGTAGTTGGAACTCTGGTCGAAAAGACAGCCGCAATAACCTCAGCGCTCAAGCGTGTCAAGGTTGCGTTTGATATCACTAGCCAAGCGAGTAACGCCTTGGGGGCTGCATTTGGCGTCGTTGTTTTGGCAATTCGCACGGCTGAGGATGTTGCCAGATTGACTAAGTCGTTCGGCGAGTTTTCAAAAGAATTAATGTTTGCAACTGGCGGCCTAAAAGGGTTCGAGGCATCGTGGAAAAGTGCTAGCGCCGTTTTCAACGCTTCTATCGTTATCCATAAGCAGATATTCGATATCCTGCGCAATATCTACAACTTGGCAGCGGAAACAGCCCGAATGCTTTCGCCTATTTTTGCGTTCGCAAAGGTGTTCGAGTCCGGGGCCGATGCGCTCCGCAAGTGGAACGGCGAATCCCGTGCGATGGACGAGGCGATTCGGTCGAACCTGTCTACCAGCCTAAAAGCTGCCGTCAACGAGAACGAGGCCATTCTTAGGCGCGGTGAACTGGAAAGCCAACTCGGGCGCGTTCGCGGCAAGTTGGACGAAGCGACGGCGGCAACGGATAAGAACGGCGCGGCCAATGGCAAGCTGAAGCCCGCGATCACTGCAGCCAAAGAAGCCGTCGACCAACTGGCGCAAGCGTTCACGCGCCTCGGAGTCTCGAATACCTCCGACGCCATCGGCGGCTTTGCGCGGGCGCGGCAGGCGCTCGGTGTCATCGAGCAAGCCTTCAAGGATGGCAAGGTTAGCACGATCGATCTGCAACGTGCTACGGAATCACTCGGACAAGAGTACCTGAAATTCATCGACGGCGTGGGCGGCATCCGCCCCGCAATGGTCGATGTTGCCGACTCTTTCGACTTCGCGGCTGAGCGGGCTATGATGGCGATTGGCGACATCCAGACCGCAGCGCAATCGGCGCGGAATTTGGCGCTGGGTCAGATGATCGTCACCGGCGACCCGACAGGCGCGGGCGCTACGCTCAACTCTGCCGACGCGGCCCGCTCCTCCCAACGCAATCTTGAAATCATCCGGCAGACGGCGAAGGGCGCGCAAGACTCATGGAAGAACGTCCGAACGGGTATCTCGCGCCAAGTCTCCACGATCCAAACCGACTTCTCCCGCGCCATCGTCAATATCATCCGTGGAACAGAGAGTATCGGCGAAGCGATGCGGAAGGTTGGCAACGCGGCGGTCGATGGCCTACTGCGGACCGGCATCGAGTTCGCGGTCAACGAAGGCATCAAGCTTCTCGGCAAGCTGCTGACCAAGCTTGGCGGCGTGGGCGCGAAGATTGGCGGCATCCTCGGCGGCTCCGGTGGCGGTGGCACGTCGGGCGGTGGTGGCGCTCAAGGCGGCGTAGGCTCTGCCGTGTCTGCTGCGTCGGGCGGCATCCTCGGCATGGTCACCAGCATCGGCTCGCTGGTGTCTGGAGTAATCGGCAATTTCCAGATGGCTGGCATGAACAAGACGCTTGACCTGATCGAGAAGGAAGTCCGGTTTTCCCAGATTCACCTGCTGCACATCCTCGAAAAGCATAACGAATACCTGCCAAAACTGAAGGACATTTGGGACTCGCTGATCCGCATGGAGACGCGCCAGATGAGCGTTGCTGGTGGCGGCGGCGCAACGGTGAACATCAATGTCCACGGCGGCGATCCGCGGCAGATGCTCGAAGCCATCACGCGCGAACTGAAGCAACTTGGAGTCATCCCGAAGTGAGCCTAGACGTCTACATCGACGGCGCCGTCCGGGAAATCGCTCACTACTCGCTAAACATCGCGGCGACGGCCGGTCAGCGTGGATCGTTCAATATGCGCGTGATCTCAACGAGCGGCGCGTATCGACCTGAGCAGGGCCACGAAATCGAACTGTTCGACGGAGCAACGAAGCTATGGGCCGGATCGGTCGATGAGGTATCCGAGGTTTCGATCACTGAGGCGGGCTCAGCCGCAGGCGCGTTTTATGATATCCGGGGCATCACCTGGGAGCAGCGCTTGGATCGGCGGCGCTGCTACAACCCGAGCACGTCTGTTCCGGCGCACTACAACGGAACGTTTCTTTTCACCGCCAATCCGGCAACGGACACGCTGACGACGGTATCCGCGCACGGCCGTAGCAACGGGGACCGGGTACGTGTAAAGGCGCACGCGCAGGGAACGCTTTGCGACGGGCTCGATGCAACCATCGAGTACTTTGTCATCGGCGCATCCGGGAGCACGCTCCAGCTATCCCTGACGAGCGGCGGCAGTGCGGTAAACATCCTGGACGACGGCACGCTGGACCAGGTCCTGCTCACCACCCGCGCGGGCGATGTCGTGGTGGACCTAGTGACTAACTACGCATCGAACGAGGGCATCGGCACCACGAACGTCGACGCGGGCGCTGTGCTCGACGTGGTGACGTTCGACGCCAACACCAGCGTTATGGAAGCGATCAACGAACTCGCCCAAGTATGCGGCTTCGCTGTGTGGATGGACGAGGAGCTGGAACTGTACTTCAAGCCGCGCACGTTTGCAGCGGCACCGTTCAGTATCTCGACCAGCAGCGCCAATTATCGCTCACTCCGCATCCGGCGTACCCGCGAAGACAAGGTAAACGCGATCCTGACCCGGGTGCCTTGGAACCAGATCGTCAGCGAGACTGAATCGTTCCCGGGCGACGGATCTGCGCGGACGTTCACACTGACCAACCAAGTCGCCCAGATCGTCAGCATCAGCGTAGATGGACAGGTTGCCGAAATCGGGCAGTTCCTCGCCGATACCGACCGGGACTGGTACTGGGAATACGGATCAACGAAGATCCGGCAGAACAGCGCAAACGACGTCCTTACGACCGATAACACGCTTCAGGTCATCTACCAGAAACTCGGGGCCGACGTGGTG